ATTTAATCTAGCAACTGCAGCACTATACATCTGTGCCCAAATTGCTACCCTCTCGTCTTCTGCTAGATAGGGTGCTGAATGTAGAAGTGCTCCGTAGAGGTATACATCAGGCGAATCTAATAAAAGCCAGTTATCTGCATTACTACCACTTAAAACATCTAGTTTTTGATAGTAAAGCAATTCAAAATCTGTATCAGCAGATGGTGTTGGATATAACTGAAACTGTCCATCTGCATGTGTGTAGTACATTGGAGTACCACTAACGTCTTCGTCTCCTTGACGTTTGTCTGCCATCGCATCTCTTGATATGAGATTGACTACTGACGTGCCACTCCCTGTAAGGTGTAGTCTTATCGTCTCTATCCAATCGGAAGGTATTTGCATGTATTCGTCACCACCTGTCTGTTGACCACTTGAACGTGCCTCCATCTTCCAATGTCGTACATCCCTGTTGATTTGAGACTCAGCCAAGGTTATGAAATCAGGTATGACAGTAGTTAAATCGTCCCTGTTGAGGAAGTCAGCGATACTCGCTTTGAGTTCGGTGTATGTAGTAAGAGCCATTAGTATGCTCCTCCAACAAACCCTAAGTTCTGTAGATGAGGGTTACCTGTTTGGTATTGTTTGAATGGCAATGCTTCATGTAATGCTCCACCACCTACCTTACCTGCCATATACTTTCTCAGAAAATCCTGAAACTGTGGGCCTGTCACTCTGTCTCGCATTGCCTCGAGTTGTACTCTGTCTGCATGTGGCATGTTGTTTAGGAACGTCTTCACTTCCTGAGAGTCATTCACGTTTGTCCTACCTAAATCAGGGTATTTACCTATCTCTTCTTGAGACATTGCACCTCGAGCACCTTTGTCAGTTATAAAATTGTAACCTTTACTTGCTAAAATACCCCTCTGTTTTGCATCATGCACTTGAGACATTGCAAGTCCCTGTGGCGAGTTTGCAAGATTTATAGCGACATGTGCCTCCATTTTCCCATTTGAAACAAGTCCTGCTAATTCAGTCTGCCCCTTCGACATTAAATATCTTATAGTAGCCACTAGTGAATCGTCTTCAACAAATTGTGCCCCTTCCTTAATACTCCGTGCCCCTTTCGTAATACCATGTGTTTCTCGAAATTTGTCCATTGTTGATGAGTCAAATTCTTTATCACCAGTAAATGTATAGTCTTTTTCCTCGCCATCTACCTCGATTCCGTATGTAGTCTCCTTATCCGATTTTGTTCCTGATTTCAGTCCTGCCTTACTCAAGAGTCCTGTGAACTCTTTATCTGAGACTGCTCCATCTAGTTCTTTAATGAGTTCTTTATAATGCTCTGCAATGCTTTCTAGTAGTCCTGACATGCCACGCTCCTATGATTTTCCATTAGTATAATCTATTCCAATAAGTGATTTGGTAGTTTTTCAGAGAGCATTTTCTTTGTCACCTCATCGAAAGCATGTACGTCTAGTGGTGCTTTACTACCTTTTTCTTTCATTCTGTACTTTTCTCCGTACCAATGAATCGCCTGTAAATCTGCTACAGTCATGTCTGGGTAACCATTCTTTCTAAGCCTCTCGACTGCATTTTGGGCAATGGACATCATAAACTTCCTGTCACCTTTACCTGCCGGTTTATCCTTTATTTGTTTTATTAGAGTGTTGGCTTTCTTATTGACTGCTGTCTTATCTTTGAATCCACTCTTAACATATATCTTGTAGTCTTTTTCTGCATGTTTTATGACAGTAGCATCTCTCATTGTATCAGGTAAACCCTTGGCTTTTCTGTAGCCATCTATAGAAGACTTGGCAGGTGTGTATGTCATCGTGCCTCTCAAGCGATTGACACTTCTATTCCACCATCTATCCATCGTCAACCATTTAGGATGGCCCTGTAGGTTTGCGTAGAACATACCAACTTTAGGGCCTAACAATGTTGAGTTAGGAACGTCTTCACCCACATGGTAACCTGTCTTGACTTTCCACGTTTTCTCTATATCACCTGCCTTACTTGTCTGTGTTAGAAAATCCATTGCCTCATCAAGACCTTTCGCATCTATCAGGTTTTGGAGTTTGTCTAGGCTTGTTTGGTATGCTTCTTTATAGGAGGATGGTGCTTGAAGTTTGCCTGTCTTTTTCCAGTTGGTGTATGCGGCAACAGCATTTTTCATGTTGTTAGGCAGTCCTGAACCATCAGATAGTACAGAGACTAAGGCTGTAAATATCTTTCTCTCCGTTGTATTTATTGGGTTGCCATCAGCATCCACCTTATTCTTTAATTCGGGGTGCATCTCTGACAGTTGGTCTATTGCATCATCGTACTTGGTCGTGTACCAACCTCGTGCATCCTTATCAGCACGTTGTAGATGTTTAACGGATTCGTTGTACAATCTATCAGACATTATGGTGTTGGCTTTGGCTGAGTAGTCTTTAGCATCAATGACCACACCTGCACCAATTGGCTTTATTACATTGCCACTTCTATCTTTTAATGGGTTGCCATCAGCGTCAAGGTATTGCCTACCTGTAAACTGACTACCTGCTAGAACATCTGTTTCCTTCCCAATCTCAGAAATTGTCTTTACTGGGAGGGGATGTTCTTTTATGAATCCTTCGTTGAGTCCTTTGATTTCGGCTTGTTTCTCAATAACTGCGTCATGGTGACTGCCCCACGATTTATTTGTGCCGCCCTCTCCGGTGTCCCCAAACGCACTTGCAATTTTTTGGTAATCTTCTTGTCCTGTGACATGTTTAAATCCTCCTGTATATCCTGCTTTTCCTATTCCGTTATCGAAAAAATCAAGTGTATCTGCATCTAATGCTTCTCCTATTTTACTTGAAACTGACTGGAATATATCATTATCGACATTATTAAAATTCAATATGTGGACTCCATCATCTGACGCTATGACCGCAAACTCATGTCCTGAGTCATCTACTATCTTTTGAGCCTTGAGCATTTCATCATTAGTCATAACACGGCCCAAGTTTATATCTCCTAATGTGGCTTTTGATATGTCCTGAGTTGCAACCATGTAGTGTGCTGATACACCATCTTGGTCTAGGATTTGTCCATACATCGCTGAAGCATCTTGAATCTTCTGAATAAACGCAGGTGTCAAGTTACCATCAGCATCCACCTCTGCTTTATATCTAGTCTGACGTGAAACTCCTACATGACCATCGTAACTTGATGGAGCATTCACATCGCTGACTATCTCTAGTCCAATTTTCTCCTCCACGAAAGTACCCATTGCTTCATTGACTTGTGTCTGATGTAAATTCTGTGTCTCAATATCCATCTGTTTAATCATACGACCCGATAGTAAATCTGTAGAAGGTAGCGACTCTGAGGACATTTGAACTGTTGCACCTGTTAACAATCCCTCCTCGACTACTTCATCTGTTTTATCAAGTAACTGGGCCGCACCGACTTGACCTAGTATCCCTTCATCAGCAAAACTCACATCGTTTCGGGCAAGAGTCTTAACAGAGGCTTCCTCGAATACAAGGAAGTTATTTGTTACATCGGGTGCTTCACCTAAGAGATTGTGTGGTCTTGACAATTGGTCTTTGAATTGGATTCCTTTGACACCATTCTCACCTAACCATTTTGATACCTCTGCGGTAGCAAGTCCATCTAGAGGGTCACCACCATGTCTCATCACATGTCTCTCTACGAAATAGTCATATAAACTTGCACCTGAACCTATTTCTAATGCAGGAAGTCCCTCCCCCTTCATCGCTTCTAACTCAATCTTCTGAGCCTTTATTGCTAGTTGTTCGTCTTTGAGTTTGGCTATTCGGGTTGTATACTTATCCCCTTTGTCGATAAAATCTAATGCACCCTCATCGAAGGAATTTGGAAATTTTCCTGTCTTCTCATATTCAGCCGCTATGTCCCTGAGCCGTTGTTTGTGAAGGCTCTGAAGTTCTGCCGTTATGACTTTTGACCTATCATCTAACTTTCCATACTTCTCTGCCGCTCTCATAAAGTGTGGCTCTTCTTTCCATAAGAGTTTCATCACCGCTTCAGGCTGTTGCCATACCGGAAGGTCGTAGTTAATCATTGAATCTATATGACTCTGAGGGATGTCTACTTTGTATAGAAAAGACGTGGGCGAACCTGAATATGCGTCTGCTATTTTATCAATCTCAGCCATAGCACGAGTGTAATCTTCAGCAGGTATATGTGCCTTGGCTTCATCTATATACCTTCTCAGGTCATTAGGTGTGTCTCCTGAACGTGCAAACGAGTAGATGTCTGTTATAAGTGCATCGCCACCTTCTTTTGCTTTAAAGTAATTAGTGTTCAGGACATCGTCATAGTGAACGTCATGTGGTACATAGGTTTGCCCAGTTTTTTTGTTTTGAGCAAAGTACATACCATGGCCATAGGCTTGTGCTCCTTCACCCTTGCCCATGTGTTTGAGTTCAAAGTTTCTGAATCTCCAAGGTGAGCCATGCCATGCTGTCATTGGTATTACAGACTGCGGAGTAATTGCTCGACCTAGAGCATCTACCTTGTCCATTATCTTGTGGACTTTACCTTTGAATGCGGCTGATGTTCCGATTCTATATCCGGCTCTGAGTGTGAATCCTGCACCTGTTAAATCTAACAGGAACTCAGCAGGGTTTTTGATAGCGTGTTCCTTGAATCCTTCCCAAGTGCCATAGGTAGTTGCTATGTAGTCCCACATCTGACTAGCCATCTCTTTCTCATCTCGACCATCATTCTCGAACATACTTTCAGGTATTACACCTGCATGTAGTAATCCACCCTGCACTAAGTCTGTCATCTGACCTAGAAACTCAGCAGGGTGCGTTGCTATGTGGGAGAGTCCTTTATACATCTCACCCATACTTGGCCCGAGGTTCTCTAGGAATTGCTGTTTTTTACTCTCAGCCGTTGACCTTGCAAAGTCATCATCGTACCCAAAGAATTTACCAAGAGTGCCTTCACCTCTTGATGCAACTCCTATTGCTATGTTTTCATCAGCATAGTGAGTAGCACCTTTAAATGTGTCAGGGTCATAACTTCCATAGGATTGAACAGGCTGAGGGTCAGGATTTGGTTCAGGCTCTGATTGTAATAGACCTGCCTCCACGACAGGCTTCTTCATCTGTTCCCATAGAGTTTCCATTCCCATGAAGGATTTATCTTGGCTTTGATTCTTATTGGTTTGTTCGTCTAGGTAATTAAACAGACTCATACCACTCCTTTGAGGTTACGTTTTAATGGCTTATCCCAATTGAAGGTATGTTCGCTATATCCAACTGCAAGATACCTCATTGCATCAGCACCATGAGATGCCCAATTATGTTGAGGTCGCTTCCTCCAAACCTTCATGTTGTCATCCCAATCTCTTGAGTAGTTTAACAGACAGTCAATACCCTTCTCACACTTTTCCTCATCAATCCAACACTTGTCTAATAATGTCCTGACTTGTTGGATGCCATCATCGACTAGAAGGTCAGGTGCAATGTCAATGTCTCTGATACCTAAATCCTCCAATGTCTCGATACGACTCTTGCCTGTGCCTAACTCCCTGACTCGAACATCATGTGGGAATATGTGTTGGTCATATACGTAGCCTTTCTGCTGAAGAACCATTGCGTAATGCTCCAAGCCAACACCTGAAGTCTCATAGTAATCAATTATGTGAACCTCTGCTCCAATGAATTGTGCAAACCATATCGCTGTGGAATCACCTATGCCTAAATCCCAAGCAGTAACAACTCCTTTGGCTCTATCGTATGGAACTTTACAGATTCTATCCTCATCCTTCATACGTCTCATTTCGCTCTGAAAATAACTTCCCTCCGAGAAAATTAAGAAATCCCCATCCCAAATATGACCATAAGTGTCATTTCTTTTGTTCTTGTCATCTAGTCTAGTCATCTCCAAGACCTCAGGAAACCAAGGGTTATCCCGGTAATTCAATTCAACAATCTTAGAATTAGTTGGAGGGTCTAGCCTGAATCTCTCATGGGTGGCGGAATATTTGGAGGAGGGATTCCAAGTAATCCACAATTCTGAATCGACCTCGCGGATTGTGGGAATCAATACATCATAAGCACGACCACTTAATGCTTCAGCCTCATCGACCCAACACAATAGGATACGAGCCTTGGATTTGATGGACTCTAGTGAACGTCTCAGACCTGCAAATGTATAGGAGATATTGCCATCCTTAGAGCGTATATACTTCTCACCACAGTCATAATAGTCATTGAGCCAAGGGACTGACTGAATGGCTATCTTTATCTCCTCAAATGAAGACTCACCCAATGAGTTCATAAACTCTCTAGCACATAGTATCTGACCTTTTGTTGGTGGTATTGAATTACCTAACTGATAACCTTTGACTGCTGTCATTAAAGCAAATGAACGTGTCTTGCCACTCCCGCGTCCACCAAAACTGCCTCTTACCCTAGCCTTACCTTCAAAGACTGGGACGAGTTTCTTAGGTAATTCTATCTCAGCAATCTCATGCTTCATTCTTTCGCAACTAATTCAATACGTGTTGGAGGCTTCATTGAACCATCCGAGGTTGTGTGGTCTATCTGTGACTTGTCTCCATATTTATTTGGCAGGAGTTTGGATGCTACCCATTTACGTGCATCTACTCTTAGTCTTGCAACCTGATAGTCTTGGTTCGTTGCATTGTCTGCGATGTCTAGAATTATGTCAGCCTCTCTCTCGCTCTGAACACTCTTCGCACGTGCGTATCTATCGGATAAACCTTCTTTGTTGTAAAGCCATCTATACCATGTATCAGCATTCGGTGACCAATCCTCATCTCTACAAATACTTATCACACTCTTACCACTAGCAATCTCATCTAGTATCTTTGTAACTAACTTCTCTGAATAAATACTTGGTCTAGCCATTTAACTTGTCGATGAGTTTCCATCGCTCCTCTTCATTATCCAAGGGAGTCTCACTCACCTCGAACTGTGTCAACTTCAAAAATAAATTAATCTGCTCGTCTATATCCTTAGCAGTCTTATCATCACCCATCAACTGTGCTGTGAACTCACACAATGCTATGTATTTAGTTGGTAGTGTTGCTAGGTCTAGTTGTAATGATTTATCTTCAGCCATGCTCCCTCATCAAACTCTCTAGATATAATTCTTCAGGTCTAG